CACACAACCCGGCATATCGATGACTGGTATACCAACATAGATTGTTTGGGTGATGGCAGGCACCGTTGGTATCGCAAGGTAAGGAGTATTTACCCACACATCATGTGTGTTTGGTATCTCTATTCCTTTGACTTCAACGTCAGGTACTTCCATGAATAAGGTTCATCGCATGTTGCAATTCTCTAGCATGATCTAGTTCATCCTGTGCAATCTCAGCGATTTTTGTGTCTTCAGGATGGTATGCAAGATATTTAGCATAGGTTTCATAGGCATGCTTCTCAATCTTCATATTAAGATCATATGCATCTATTGAACTAACGAGATAGTAAACAACCATAATCCAATAGTAAAGAAGAACCAAGTGTTTAGCGAAGAATCTATCGATCCATTGCTCATCACCTCCACGAGTCTCCATCTCTTCCAAATGTTCTGTTTCATTTAGTGCCTGCTCAAAATGTTCCTTCATCAAATATATATGATCCTCTCCTCGAAGTCCCAATGACTCACGGAAGTGTAGTACACTTATGAATGAGAAGTATGGTGCTCTAGCAATGACTTCCAAGACCCAAAATCTTTGGAAGTCTCTGCCACGATATAAAAAGTCTAAGATACTAATTGTAATATCTAAGACGAGTGTGTTGAATGTCTTCATATAAGTATTTATACTTATACGTTACATAAACGATATGCCTTCTTCGTCTGGTAAATCTCTATCCAAATCGGGAAGATGTGGTTCAACCCAATGCTCTTTATTATCAATACCTGCAACATTCACATACCTCATGATATGTGAATCAACCTGCTTGAATATATCGTGGAGATTTAGATCCATACGAATGTCATGGGCAATCTCCGCTATCTGCTTCTCTGTTAGACAGTGGTCTGGGTGTAAGAGATCACAGCAGGGTATTCTTTTTTCAATGAGTTCGTTCAAGTTGATACGAATCTCGTAATCTTGGTAAACTGGCATTACTGTTTCATAATAATAATCTTGTCTACGTTATTAGGATGTTCCCTAAGATATGGGATGTCCTCTTTCACGTTTGATGCTGCTTCAAAAGCATCGTGTGCATAGGTTCCTACTTCTAGGTGAGTATTACCACTGTCATGGTACTCCACAGAATAGTGATGCATTAGTGTATTTTATAGTACACACTATATTATAATACGATTATGTTAGAATTACCTATTATTTTAAAATCAACACCCGTTCATTGACCTAGACATTGTACCACCTACATCAGCACCTTTGTTGCCACCAAACATGGTCACCCATCCTGCTGCAACCCAACCTATGATTGGAATACTTGATACAGTTGGTGCAACAGTAGCACCCACACTTGATCCCACAAGTCTGCCTGTGCTCTCACCACTTCCTTCTGCCTTGATACATGCTATCTGCTCGGCAGTCATTGCTTCTGCTTGTTTTGAAGGGTTTAGAATACCTCTATCTATACTGGTAGATGTAACCTCTTCTACTTTTTGTGTCTTATCATTTCCTAGTCCTAAGAAACCAGACTTCTTCTTGATGTCAGTAGTGATATAAAACTTAGCAGGATCATTTGATTTGTAACTAATCTTATATTGTTCCTTATCTGCCTGTATCACATACGATGTGTATGGACCAACAGGTAGATCAAATGTAGGCAGTTTATCCTTACTAAGATAAGTTGCCATGAATCCTATATGGGCAAACCCTACCACTCCTCCGAGTGCACCTATAAAAATCTTGCCTTTCATTTTACTTATCCGAAGGAACAATCTTCACTGGTCCAGATTCTATTCTGATAGTCTGAGCAGGTGCAGTCTCTGATGCCTTTGCTATCAAGTACTCCATATCTTTCTTGCTTATGTTAGCACCTGCTCCACCATTTGCACCATTCTTCTTAGCACCGACCTGTGCCCCGAAGGTAGCTAAAACTCCTGTAAAGACCGAAGCTATGAAAGTCGGATCCAGATCTTGCTTTGGTATGTTAAGTTGTGGGGGCAAATCTACATACGCTAATGTTAAAATTCCTCCGGACCAAATCAAAATACCCAGACGAACAAAAGTGCCAAGGATCGCGAGTTGGTCCTCGTGATCTTCAGCACCTTCTTTTATCTTTCCAAGGAAACCTTTCTTCTTAGGATCCTCTTGTTTTACTTCCTTCTTTTCCATACCAAATAGTGTTCTATATGGTATATATAGGTCTATTTTATTTCTAAAATGAAGGCATGGATGGTAAAGGAGTAACACCGCCTGTGACATCAGGCATCTCAGGAATGAGACCATCTCCACTTAGCACACCGGGTAGTGCACCAGTCACAGATTCCATAACTTTTCCCTTGACATCTTCAATGATAGCATCCTTACGAATGAATACATATCCACCGAGTCCTACCACTCCAAGTGCCACTGCACCAGAGAAGATAGCGATTCCATTAATTACTTTTTGCATAAGAGTTTTCTAAATTGTGTAGTAAATAATCTTGGAAAGCATCTTCTATAGATTGTTTAGAAGGGTTTCCTAGATCTACCCAGAGATTACAGAACTCATAGACATGTCTTGGGTGCTGCTCTAAGTATGGAGTTAGGGCACGAAATACTTCCTGCCTTAGTTTCATTCTTTCGTCTGAGTATCGCCAGTCACTCATATCAGCGTTGGGATCTGATAAAGTTTTCCGCGTCCAAGACGACCAATGGTCTTTTTCCATTTTTCTTCATTATTAGAATGGGTTCATAATCACCAGAGTTATCAGTTGCTTGCTGATATGCATCCCAAACATTTAATTTCTCTTGGTTCTTACATTCTATACTGAAAGGGAACTTTTGTCTAGCATCTCGTGCCATTATCAGGTCTTCACCACCTGCACCCATACTTCTTGACTCTATGTCCTCTGGATGTACAGACCTATGCTCAATGAGCATGTCTCTCACCCATTGCTGAAGTCTTCTACCCTTCGCCTTCGCACTCTGTGTCTTCATTATCTGATGTTATATGATCATATTTAGAGAAGTAATCAATCTCATAATCTAAACCGTCATCATCATACCATTGGTCATCAGACCCTTGGTTGTAGGGGTTTTTCATAGGGTACGAGTTCATAACTTTCTCTATGTTGTAATAACTATGTATAACGAGACTTCAAAATATCCCAAGTGTCCTTGTAATCACTGACTTGGTGAACTGTCCCAAGGTCTTTGGTTATAATAGCATGAGCAACACTATAATCATTTCCACCTACGAAGGTTTTGTCTCCGAAGAAAGTTATAGTATCATGAGTCTCAAAGTCTTGCAATATCTGAGACTTATCATGCCCTTTTGGGGCGATGTCTATACCAGTTTCTCCACCAACTGTGACACTCAAGTCAGGAAAAAGTCTTCTTATATTCTGTGCTATACTATCTCTCTCCTCAGTCTTACAATCCCATGCAACATACAATTGTCTCTCTTCAAAGGTTGCCTTTCTTCCCACAATACTGAAGTTGATACACCCCGGTCTTTCTTCTATATGTGTTCCGGTTCTAAGTGAAAACTTACTAGCATTCAATTCCAATTCTAGGTATGTTGACAGGACAAAGGGGCATGTCCACTCATCTGTGTGAACATTCTTAGTCTTCTCCCACACACTATTACCAGAGCAATTGTATACTCTCTTCGATTTATTATACAATGTCTTACCTAGTTGCTCGATAGTTTTATCTCTGTCACTACCTGTGACTAGGAAGACATCATTATTTTTACAAAAAATACTAAAAAATTTAGAGAACTCTTTGTCTATCTTCTGTCTAGAAGGAGTAAGAGTTCCGTCAACATCAAATAAAAACATTTACAATTTGAATCCGGAGAATGAATTTTTCTTCATGTCCTGTTTGATACCACCAACAACATAGGATTCTACCTCTGTCTCCTGTGGTGCAACCTGTAATCCTTTAGATGAGATCCAGTGTTCAGTCCATGGTAATGGATTGTTCTTGATAGGGGCATCGTATATTGGTTTCAAACCAATTGCTCTCATCCTCTTGTTAGCAATCCATTCAACATATTTAACAAGTAATTTATCATTCAATCCTATCATACTACCATCTTTGAATAGGTATTGTGCCCATTCTTTCTCTTCGTTTACAGCATTCCTATACATTTCTGTAACAGTATCCTCTTCTTCTTCCATAATCTCTAGCATTACAGGGTCGTCTCCCTTCTGCCATGCCTTGATCATCTGTTGGGTGAGGACGGTGTGTAGGTTTTCATCTCTGGCGATAAGAGAAATGATTTTTGCAGATCCCTCCATGAGTTTGAGTTCTCCAAAAGCAAATGAACAAGCAAAACTAACATAAAAGCGAATGCCCTCCAAGATATTAACATTTGATACTGCTAGATAAAGTTTTCTTTTGAGTTCTTTCTCCTCGTATTCAGCATTATAACTAGCATCTTTCCACTCAGGTTTCCACCAGTTACCTTGACCATACTGTTGTGCTGCATTGATAAAGTCATCGTATGCTGCTGTCACTGACTTAGCACGAGCAAGAATCTTTTCATCATCAAGTATAGTATCAAATACCTCAGATGGATCTGGATACACGTTCTTGATAATATATGTGTATGATCTACTATGAATCATCTCCATAAACTGCCACACATTCATCGCTGCTTCTAACTCAGGTAATGCACAGTAAGGTGCAAATGCCATACCGGGACCTCTACCTTGAACTGAGTCAAGTAAGATCTGATACTTTAGGTTAGAAGAGAATATATGTTTCTGTTCTGGACGAAGAGTTTGATAGTCACCACGATCTTTCTGTAGTGACACCTCTTCTGGTCTCCAAAAATACCCAAGCATTTGATTAGTTAACTTATCAAATACAGGATACTTATAGGAATCATATCTCTGCACTCCCAATGGAGCACCAAAAAACATTGGTTGCTTCTTTGAATCGACTTTATTCTTATTGAATACAGTCATTCCAGTTGGTACTTTCATTGTTGGAGTTGTTGTTCTAAATTGCACAGGATTCACAGGTTTCGTCTTCGGTTTCTATTTGAGATATAAGATCTGTTACTGATGGGAGTGGTGTCTCCTCCATCTCGTCAGACTTATTATCGTAAGTGTTCTGATAATATGATGTCTTCCATCCGTATTTGTATGTGGACAACAAATCCTGTGCCATCACTTGCATAGGGATCTCATTGTTCTCATAGTTGACCGGATTGTAAGACCAGTTGCCAGATATACCTTGATCAAAGAATTTTTGCATAACAGATACAACTTTAATGTATCCATCATTGCTAGGCATATCCCATAGTAAAGTATAGTTGTTCTTCAATGAGGAGTATTGTGGAACCACCTGCTTCAAAGGTCCTTTCTTGCTCTTCTTGATAGACAAGAAACCTCTAGGTGGTTCTATACCATTAGTGGCATTGGAGACTACAGAACTGCTCTCTGAGGGCATTTGTGCAGTGAGAGTACTGTGTCTCAGTCCAAATTCACTTATATTTTTTCTAAGTAATTCCCAATCATGGTGATAGGAAACTTGTGTAATTTCATCTACGTCCTTCTTATATGTATCAATTGGTAAAGTTCCACGAGAATATTTTGTTCTATCAAAGTATCCACACTTTCCTTTCTCCTGTGCAAGTTGATTAGATGCCTTCAGTAGATAGTATTGGAATGATTCGGAAAGACTATGAACTGCATCCCATGCCTCCTGTGAGTCGTAGTTGAACCCTAACTTAGCAAGGTAGTGGGCAAGACCAATGTACCCTATTCCAAGCGATCTACGGTTCTTTGTACCGATCTCTGCAGCAATGACTGGATACTTCTGATAGTCAATCAATTCATCTAAAGATCTAACTGTTAGATCACATAGATCTTCTAGTTCTTTATCAGACCTTACCTTACCCACATTGATAGCAGATAGGATACATAAAGCGATCTCCCCATCGGGGTCATCAATGTGCTGTAATGGTTTTGTAGGTAGAGTGATCTCTTGACATAGGTTACTCATCTCAACCTTGTCTAAGAAGGAGGAGTGTGAGTTACAGTGGTCTATATTCATGATATAGATACGACCAGTCTCTGCTCTTTCCTTGATCAGTTGACCAAAGAGTTCTTGTGCAGCAATAGTCTTTCTAGGGATGGTCTCATCTGCCTCGTACCGTTCGTAGAGTTCGTCGAATCCTTCAGTGCCAAAGACATCATAAAGATTAGGAACATCGTGAGGAGAAAACAAGCAGATATCGCTACCGCTAATGAATCTTTCATAGAATAATTTTGATATTTGTATACTGTAGTCTAGTTTCCGAACACGATTGTCTTCAGTTCCTTTATTGTTTTTGAGAACGAGAATGTCTTCGATCTCTTGGTGCCAGATGGGAAAGTGCACAGTAGCGGATCCACCTCTAATGCCGTTTTGAGTGCAGCATCTGACAGTCGCTTCAAACTTCTTGAGGAACGGTACAACACCTGTGTGCTGAACTTCTCCATCTCTAATTTTACTGTTGATCCCACGGATCCTTCCTGCATTGATACCGATTCCCGCCCTTTGTGCAACATAACGACCCACGGCCATATCAGAAGTAAAAATGCTATCCAAGGTGTCGTCAATATCAACGAGAACACAAGACGCGAACTGCCGAATAGGGGTTCTAACACCTCCCATGATGGGGGTCGGGATGTTGATCTTATGTCTGGAAATGGCATCGTAGTAACGGTGAATGTAATCGATTCTAGTGTCGGTAGGATACTCTGCAAACATTGTCATGGCAATCAGAATGTACATGAATTGTGGTATTTCATATACTTGACTGGTGCTTCTGTCCTGCACTAGGTACTTATCAGCAACCTGTCTGAGTCCTGCATAAGTAAACAAGAAATCTCTATCATGATCTAAGAAACTTTCAATCTGTTGAATTTCTTCTTTTGTATATTTAACTAATACTGCAGGATCATACACTCCTTTGTCAACACATTTATCAATATGATCTTGTAATGAAGGTATATCAAGTATCCTACCATACAAACTCTTTCTCATAGAGAAGAGAAGTAATCTAGCAGCAACGAACTGATAGTTAGGGTGGTCTAGATCAATCAGATCTGATGCAGACTTTATGAGTATCTCCTGTATCTCATCAGTGGTTATACCATCATAGAATTGTATACCTGACTGTATCTCCACTTGACTAGCAGAGACCCCTGCTAGGTCTTTACAGGCACGTTCTACCATAACATGCATCTTCTGTAAATCTATTGGTTCAATAGAACCGTTTCGCTTTTTGACCTTGACGTTGCTCATTCTGTTTCCAATTAGTAAATTTAAGTTCTGCTTGTAAGTTTGTATATGTATTAGACTCTAGCACATTTTGTATGTCTTGTCCACCTAGAATCATGTCGTTAACATCTTTCTGATGTATAGTTTTAGGGAAGATAACTACCTGTTCACCTCTTCCAATGCATTGGGAGATTTTGTTTGTGATTTCTCTGTTACGTGGTTCGTTATCAAAAACCCAAATATAATTGCTCCAACCAAGCGACCGAATATCAACATCGGACCCACACATAGCAACCGAGTTTTCCACGAAGGTGGAATCGAACGGTCCTTCCAAAATATAAATCGGTTCAGTTTCATTGACGGTATCCAATCCATAAAGTTTAGGTGCATCCTCATCTAACATGACGGTGAGATATTTAGGTTGCTGATAAGAGTCTAGTGCTCTTCCTTGGAACCCGATCAATTGCTTTTTCTTATCATACATTGGTATGATTATTCTGGCATGATCGTTCTTCGTAGTTTCAAATGTTGGTTTGAGAGTATTACAAAAGTGTTTGAATCTCTCAGCATAATAAAACTTGCTTGGATTTATCTTTCTTCTGACTAAATAATCCCTTGCTCTATCGTTAGTAGATGCCAAAGGAAGGTTTATTTTAGTCTTGAAGACTGGTTTATTGATAATCTTTTTGAAATCTGGTTCAGGTGTGACGGATGCTTTCCCAGTAAGTCCTTCTCGGTATCGTTCTAAAACGTATTGATCATAGAGTCTTTTATCTAGATCTTTGAGAAAGTATGTAAAGGACTTGGAAACGCCACAGTTGTGACACTTGAAATTGAAATCAGTTTTTTGTTTGTAGAAATATCCTCTCTTCTTATTCTTATGCTTCTGCGAATCTCCGCAATATGGACACCTAAAATTATATAAATCTGGTTTTACTTTCTTAAACTTTTCTAATCTTACTGCTACCAGTCCAATATATTTGGTGTCTATGAATATCATCTAGTGTCATTGAATTCCTGTTCTATCATACTAGCAGGTGCTGATGGCACTGTCAATGACCTCATGAATCTTTGTCCGAGTGGACTAACCAAGAAAGATATAACAGCAAGACTACCAAAAATAGACCACATTTTCTTTTCCATGACTCTAAGACGGTCATCAACCAATTTAATATCCCTCTCACACCCTTTCTTAATGTCCGTGCTTTGTCTATTAACTTCTCTATGTAATGATTCGATTTTTTCAAATAAAACTGCATCTATCTTGTCCTGTTTCTCTAATTTCTCATTATGAACTGCCAATAGCGATCCCATCTTGGTGCTATTATCTTGCAGACTCTCGACTATCTTCTCTAGTCTTTCTAATAAAGCAGTATTGACGTTGTTATTTTCCATCTTTCTTTTTCTTTCTCTGAGATTGTAAGCGTTTACGATAGAACATGTTTAATTTTCTACCATATTTCTTTCTCAGATCCATGGCAGGATCATATCCAGCAACAGGTCCTTTTGGATCTGCCTTACCACTAAAACCGGGAGCACCACTGGTACCCCCGACACTCATCATCTCTTTTATTATATTGATTACTCTTTGTTTATCCATTAGATTTTGTTGAGTATGCCAAGACATTTTTTATCTGCCTTCAAATCATCCAACCCAGATTTAGGGAACTCTGGTATCCTGTTTAGGAATACTAGGAAAGTTTTTATCAATGCCCAGTATTCTGGTTCTATCTTATAGAACAAGAGTGGAACTGTTGCCTCTCCAAAAACATTAAAACAGATAATAAAGTGATTCAAAATCAAATGATGTTTCAATTCACCAGTGTTTACATACTTTTTGAATAATCTTTTTATGTATTTGAATCTTTTGAGATCCTCATCAAAGTCTTCAATTGTGACTGCTTGAGGATTATCATAAAATTTAATAGCAAAGAGGAGATGATTTTCATCATTCAATTCATCGAATCTCATATCATATTATGCCACAACGGTTATAGATCCACATTCAGTACCTTGAGCAGCAGAGATTGCTACAGCAGAGTTAGTGGATGTACCTTTATCTTTCAATGTTCCACCTGCAAGTGCGATGTTCTGAGCACCAATTACTAATACGTCATCTTCATTAGTTGCAGCGTTAGCAGCAGCAATTGTGAGTGAGAATACTAATTCATTAGTACCTGTTCCACTAACGTAAGAAAGGGTGTGTGGTCCACGACCTGATCCAGTACCTTGGTTTCCGTTGGTGACTGCAAGTGTTGGATTACCAGTTACGTCAACTGCTTCGTTATATCTAACTCTTGCTGATAAAATAAATCCGGCAGACTTATCAGCAGTTGTTGTAATCCATTCTACTTCAGTAACGTCAGCAGCACCAAGAGAAACTGCTAGTCCACTAACTGCAACTAGAATTTCTGGGTCAGCATTTGTATTATTATTACCTGAAAGTGCAGATCCTGCTTCACGAACCCAACCAGTAGCATTAGCGAATACTTCTTTCTTCTCAGTAGTTGTTAAATTCTTAGGCTTTGATTCGTCTGAATCACTTGTTCCCCAAAGTGCCATTTTAATTTCCGTTTAATTTTTTGTCTTTGAATATTTATAAGAATACCACGGATAACCCGTGGTATTTTTGTATTGTAACTGTTACCTTGACTTAATTGCTGCTGAGACTTGCTCAAACAACTTGTCGTCGGCATCAGTTTTGGTTAGTTTTACTGCTTTCCCTATGATTACAAGGCAGATGTCGATGAGTTTCTCACCAAGTTCTGCATCTTCAGGGATTTTGTCTACTGCATCAGAGATAATCTTTGATGCTAGAGGTAATAGGAATGATAACATGATAATAAATATGTGGATCCACTCCTATATATGCACTAAGT